TTGGTGTTTGTGTTTAAAAAAAATTGGGGGGGGGGGTTTCTTTGGGCCCCGCCCCCCTCGCCGCGTCTGCGCTAGGCGTTAAAGACCGCGCGCATATGATCCGGGGTCACATGCAGGTAGGTAGCCTCGATCGTTGCCACGGTGTCGCCCATGCCTTTGGCGATGTCGGAGAGCGGTACCCCTTTCATCGCTTTGAGGCTGCCCCAGGTGTGCCGCAGCACATGCGGCGTGACCCACTCCATCCCAACTTCGCGGGTAAACCGGGCGAACGGGTCGGCGATGTAGCGGGTCCCGATCACCCGCCCCTGGGCTTTGCCGCCGGTGTCTTTGGGCGCCCGCAGCCAGGCTTCTTTGAGGACCGGCAATAATCTATCGCTGATCGGCACTCCCTGCACCCGGCGCTTCTTGGTAAGCCGCTGCCCCGGCACTTGGTAGTCGATCGTCCGGCGTCCTAGATCGACCCGGTCCCAGGTCAAGTCCAGGATCGCCCCGCGCCGGGCCGCGGTCTCCAGCCCCAACGCGACAAACAACATCACCCGGGCGGCGGCCACCGCGCGGTCCGCGCGGTCGTGCCCGTACCCGGGGCTGCCCCACGCCAGGGCGGCATCCCATAGCTGTTTTTCCTGGGTCGCATCGAGAAACTTGGTGCGTGGCGGCCCCGATGGCGGGATCACGCCCTTGAAGACCGGCACGTCGTCGCGGCTGATCCGGCGCTGGTCCGCGGCCCATATCAAGACCGTGCGCAACGCGGACAACTCGCGGCGGATGGTCCCCGGGGAACGCTTGCGGGCGCGGGCGTAGTCCTGCAGGACCACCCCGTCGAGCTGCCCCGCGGGATAGTGCCCCAGCTCGCGCCGGATCGTGGCCAAGGCATAACCCCCGACCACGGCTTTGCCGTGGATCTCGACAAAGTCGAGCCAGCCGCGGCACAGTTCCTCGACCGTGGCCGCGGCCGTAGGCCCGGTTACCGCTTGCGCCCGGGCGTCGGCGCAGAACTGGTCGAGATAAGCCTCAGCCTCTGTGCGGTCCTTTGTCTTCGTGCTCTCGCGCCGGGTAAGGTAGCTATTTTCGGTCGCGTCGGTCCACCAGACTTCCCAGTAGCCTTTGGCGTTGGCCCGGAGCCGGATCTTGCGATAGGCGCCGATGTCCGGACGGTTCGTTGACGTAGCCATTTATTAAACTCTTCCTCTGGTATGAGAACCGGGCGGCCTGCTATCCACGGCAGACCTGACGTTCGCCGTAGCCGCGCGATCTTGGCGACGGAACACCGCAGCAGAAGGGCGGCCTCGTGCTGCGTCAGGTATTTCATTGGGTGGCGGCGCCGCCCTGGATGACATCCCCCGGCTGCGGCCCGTCGTCTTCGACCGTCTCGCCGGTCTCGGCCTCCTTGAGCATCGCCTGGATGCGGGCGGCGAGTTTCCAGTGGATCACCCGGTCGACCTGAAGGCGGATCTTGGTCGGCTGTGCCGGCAGCGATGTTAAAACCAGCTCGCCGGTAGCGGCCCCCGCGTTGATAGCGGTGTGCCGGGCGGTCGAGCCTTGCGGCCGGACGTTCTCTCGCGCCGCTGTCGGCTCGCCGGCCTGCGTCCCGGCGAGTTCCTCCACCGAGAGCCCGACCGCGGTCGCCAGGCGCTCCAGGTTTTCCGGGGCGGGATAACTCGTCCCGTTGAGATAGTGCCCGATGCGGTCGCGGTTTCTGGCGACGTTGACGCCGCGCTTGTCCTTGGTGGTCCCCCATACCCGGCGGGCGACTTCGGATGGATTAACCCCGGCCTTAGTCATGGCGTCACGCAATATTGCAGCGAAAGCCTGGTTTCTGATCTTGGATTGGGCTCTGGAAAAGCTGACGAACACTTTCCGTGTTGTTGGTTTTCTGTGTTGTGCCTCTGTTCCCGCATGTTTTGCCTCCCACACGTTCTGTGGTGTGGGACCATCTTGCCCGTGCCTGTCGGCATCCTCAAGCGGTTTTTCGTCTGTCATGTCTGTTGTGTTTGGCTGTGCCATCGAGCGACCCTCCTTGGTCCCAAAGCCCACATCCTGTGGTGGCACACAACATCTTGTGTTGGGTAGCCGTGTTAACTTTCTTTACAGCAGGACCGCAAACGCTTACGGTGGGGGAGGCCCATGCTTTCAGGGGGGACAAAACCGTGGTAATCATCGACGTGCCCCACGTTTTCCGGGTGTTCGACGGACCCAAAGGTCTGTTGGCGTCGCTCGATCGCCACTGCCCTGGACACGGGCTCGTGTACAACACCATACAGATGTGGCAGCGCCGGCAGATCCCGACAAAATGGGTTGGTGCCGTCCTGTACTGTGTCCATCAGGAGGGGCACGAGTGCTTTGAGTTCCTGGTCGACGACGAGGAACTGCTGTGAGGGTTCTCGGGGTTGACCCCGGCGCCGCCGGCGCCCTGGCGATGATCGACACCGACCTGACCGCCCTTGTCGTGTGCGACATGCCGTCGACCCTTATCAAGATCGGCAAGGGGCATCGCCGCCAGATCTCGGAGTTCTGGCTGGCGGACATATTACGGGTGTACCAGCCCGATTGTGCCTGGATCGAGCGCGTCCACGCCATGCCGAAACAAGGGGTTACCTCGTCTTTCGCGTTCGGCTTGTCCTACGGGCTGGCCCGCGGCGTGCTCGCTGCCTTGGGTGTGAGCGTTACCCTGGTGACTCCGCAGGAGTGGAAAAAGAGCTTCAGATTGGGTCCCGACAAGAACGAAGCCCGCCTTGTCGCAGCCAGATTGTTCCCTGAAAACGCGAGCTGTTTTACCCGCGCGAAGGACGACGGTCGGGCCGAGGCGGCGTTGTTGGCGCTGTTCGGGGCCAATCAGCAAGCTGTGTAGGGCGTGCGTTTTATCGCTTGACACGCCGCAGGACGCGCGATCAATCTAGTCCCTGTTAACCAAACACCCATACCCCTAACAGGCTGTGGGAACAGGGGATTTTTATGCCCGCGGCTGCAACACCACCGCTCCGGGACTACCAGACAAAAGGCGCGGACTGGATCTGCCATCAGCTGCAGACCAACAAGGCTGTCTTGCTGGCCGACGAGATGGGCCTCGGTAAAACCCTGCAGGCCCTTGCCGCGGCCAAAGCCCGAGGCGCCGACCGTATCCTGATTATCTGTCCCGCCGGCGCCCGGCGTGTCTGGCAGGCCGAGATCAAAACCTGGCTGCCGGACTGGTCCTCGCGGGTGGTCCTGGTCGAGCCGGGGTTTCGGCTCGCCGATGTCAAGACCGCGCTCGATCGGCCGAAGTTTGTCCTGATTGTCGGTTACGACGAGTTTTCCGCTCGCACGAGCCAACTGGCCAACCATCTGCGCTCGCGGCGGTTCGACCTCTTGGTATTGGACGAGGCGCACTACCTCAAAAACCGCTCGAACCGCACGCTGACGATCTACGGCAACAACGGCTCCGGCACCGGGGTCCAGGCCGCCGCGGCAAAAGTGATCTTGCTGACCGGCACGCCGACCCCCAATCACGCCGGCGAGCTGTGGCAGCATTATAGAACTTTCTGGCCCGGGACCTTGAAGGGGTCGACCCACCGGGCATTGACCCAGGTCGAGTTCGAGGACCACTTCACGAGATACCGGGACACCCCGTTCGGTCGCCAGATCACCGGCTCGAAAAACCAAAGCATATTGCGGCACGCGCTCCAGGGGGTGGTCCTCCGTAGGCGCAAGGACGAGGTCCTGCTGGAGTTACCGCCGCTGGTCCTGCAGGACATCCCCCTTGTCTGGCCTAGGAGCCCTGATGCTTGGGTCGGGCAACTGCGGCCCGAGACACGCGCGGTGGCCTCCCGGCTGGCCTATTCCGCCCGGCACATGACCGACGACGAGTTACTGAAGATCCTGCGGAACCCCGACACCGCGCTCGCCACGATGCGACGCGAACTGGGCCTCCTAAAGGTGGGTCCCGCCATTGCCTGGGTCCAGGAACGCATGGCGAGTGCGGACAAGCTCCTGATCTTTGCTTGGCACCGCGATGTCATCGACGGGCTGCGCCGCGGGTTGTTGGAGTTCGACCCCGTCGTGGTCACCGGCGAGAGTTCCCCCGCCGCCCGCGCCCTGGCGGTCGAGGATTTCCAGACCCGTCCCGGGACCAGATTGTTTCTCGGCCAGATCCTCGCCGCCGGAACCGCGATCACCCTGACCGCCGCGAACGAGGTCGCGATCGTCGAGCCCTCCTGGGTCCCCGGCGAGAACGTCCAGGCAATCGCCCGCGCCCACCGGATGGGCCAGCGCGACAGCGTCTTGGCGAGTTTCCTCTATCTGCCCGGCACCCTCGACGAGCGGATCATCCAGGTCTTTCGTAAGAAGGCTTCCGAAATCAGCGTCCTCCAAGGAGATACCAATGCAAGCGCAGCTTAATTTTACGTTCGATCTCGGGTCGGCCGCCGGACGCGCCGAACTCCAGCGGATGTTTCAGCATTTGTTGCTTCCGGTCCCGGTCGAGCTGCCGAGCCCGTCCGAGATCGAAGAGGGGGTCGAGCGGATCTTGGTTCAGCGCCGGGACCCTCCCCCAGCCGAACCCGCGAAGGCGGCTAACCCCTCGTCGATCCCGACCGATCCGGATCGGGCCGCGGCTGCCAAAGCCGGCCGCCAGCAGGCTGCCGCTCACGCCCGCGCCGCCAAGGCTAACAAGGCCGCGCCCAGCTCGCTGGCCCCG